AATATAAAGGCAATAATAAGAAAAACCCGCACTACTGTGCGGGTTTATTTGGTGGTGCAGATGACACAAAAGGCGAACCTTTTCCAATATGTCAATCATAGATACCCACTTCGACTGATCATGCCTATATAATATAAAAGAGCCTATCAATAGTTGGTAGGCTCTTATTTTATAATTCGAAGGTGCTGCGAATTAATTCGGACACATTCATATCTTTGCTCTGTGCAATTTCCTTCAATTTAGAAAACTCTGCATCATTAAGAGATATTACTCTCTGCTTTCTACGATTTTCTTTGCCTACTGTGATAGGCGCTCCGGCACCCTCACGATTTCCACCCCATGTGCTTTTGCTCATATGATATATCTCCATTTCTTTTGGCAATCTAACATTTTATTATTTTTTGTGCCTCTTAGATAGTTGAAATCTGATGTTGATAAATTGGCTGTATCTACAAATATAGATTTATCTTCCTCATCCGCCAAAATATACTCACCTAATTCAGAGGAGTAGACTAAAAATTCTACATCAACGAATTTCACATTAATTTCTGAAAAATCGACTTCGTATTTTGCTCTCAGAGGCTCTTCAAATATCTTCGGAATATAAATCCCTTTGATATTGTTTACAGGCACCTCAGAGGCGATATATTCGACATATTGCCCTTTGTTGGCATCAAAATCATCGATTTCACTCAAAATCGCATCATCTATATCCACTTCAATCAATACAATGCCATAATGCATGAAACTATCCCCTTGATTTAGTGCCTTGAATAGGTAAACCATATCTTTGGAGTTGTTGGAGCGATTTCCATCGCTCCAATTATCATTTCCGGTTTTGCTGATTGGCAAGATGCCATCTTTCAATATGGTATCCAAATCTAGGATATCCACATTCTTGAACAGTTTCACGATTCAACACCTCTTATTTAATACCATTAATGTGCATTACTTTCATGCCTTGCATTGTCCAAAATTTATAAACAAGTTCAATTTTCGCTGCTTTGCAGTCATTAACTAATTCTTTTAATGTATAAGCGATGTGGCTTTCGTAACCGCCGCATTTAACAATGTAATAACCATGCTCTTTTGTAACTTGGATTGTTTCGTTGTTTACTTCGTTAAGTGTTGCTGCTAATTGTTTGCAAGTTCTAATCATTTTTATATCTCCTTTAGTAACTCCGTACCTTTATCTTGATTATATTATATATCATATTCAAGATAGATGCAAGTACTTTTTTCAAAATTTTTGCAAAAAAAATAAAGGGTACCTACCAATATGTAAGTACCCTTATTTAATCAGCATAGTTCAATCCATGTGTCCACCTTCACATGGTAAGGAGATTATGGATCACCCCCACATTATCGATGCAATGCACCAACCAAGAATAATGCTGCGTTACTTATCGCCCAAGTATCACGCTGCCTTCTTAGTCGCTTTTCTGTGTCATGGTTTCGCTTGATTTCGTTCTTCAATTCGTCTAATGAGGTCGAGGCTTGCTCTAATTTGTTCGCTTGCTGTGTTAGAACTTTCGAGGCTTGCTCCAACTCTTCGCCCTGTTTCTTGTTGATATCCTTCAAGGCGATTAAGTCCTTCGCCCTCTCTTCGTTGATAATCTTCAATTCTCTCAATTCGCTCTCTTGCTTGACTGTTAAGGCTTGCGCCTCGGTCAATGATAATTTTGAGTTGCTGATTGAGTTTTCGGCTGTCATCAAGCGCTCTTTGAGTTGATTCCAATCGCTCAATGGCACGATGATAGTTTGCTCTTGCGGTGAAGTAGCCTCTTGCGAGTTGGCCAATACCAACGAGGAGCAACAAACAAATAGCACCAATAATAAGGCGCTTATAAGTAATCTGCTGTTTAATCGTTTCGAGGTATGTCTTTGCTTTGTCATACATGATAACCCCCTAGTCGAGATCATTCCATCTTGCATCATATCCACGCACATCAACGTGGACAAAATCTTGATAGTAATATTTGCCTATACCATCAGCACCACACTCTTCGGCGATTTGGGCCAAATAATCCACATCAATGCCATCATATGTGATATCGGCCGCCAAACCTTGCACATGATACGAGTTTGGAACACCACCAACTTCTTCATTGTGTTCCTCACAACGATAACCGCTATTGATATATAGTGGCACCCCTAAGCGCTCACGGATAGCATCGAGCAAATCCACCAATCGCTTATCGATGATATGGTCTAATTTATTGCGACCATTCTCATCGACTTCATGCCGGTAGCAATTACAAGCGAACTCAGAGGAATCAAAATATTTGCCTATCTCCATAGTAGTATCCTTTCATAAATAATAAGAGGGCAGCTATCAGCCACCCTCTAAACCTTATTTTTTTAAAACCGCATCAACCTTGCTTTGTACTAAATCCAATAGGCCTGATATTGTAGCGTTCCCACCATCTCGCATATTTTCGAGAATAGAAAGGAACTCCACAGAGCCAAGATATAGCCACACCAAGTTGACTGCGAATGCGTAATTGCCGGCCATGAAGTCAAAGCACCATGCTCCGGCTGTAGCAAGGCAATAGGTTAGAACCTTTGTGATAAACGGCTTTCGCATATGCTTGGATGATATCAATCCTTTGCCCCATGCTGCCGGAATAGCGATGTATTTCGCATAACCGCTTATATTCTCCGGTTTCGCACCCATATCAACCAACATTTGATATCCTATCGCTGACCATTTAGTCAAAAGGTCAAGAAATACCAACACGATGAAAATGCCCAATACTTGAATGTGTTTCAAACCAAGCACATATATCCCCACTTCGGCCACAACTGCAAGTAAGGCCTTGATGGCGAAGGATTCAGTCATCATTCGCCAAGCCTCTTCTAAGAAATTTGTAATTTCTCCCATGTGTCCCCTTTACTACTAATTAATCTGCTGTAATAGTATCTGTTGCGAATGAATATGTATAGTTAGAGCCTCGATGAGTTTCGACCAAATCGGAACCGTTGATTTTGATTGATTGATAATCTTCGCCTCTAAGTTTAATCGTTTCGCTATTTCCGATTACATTGGCTTTTCTAACCTTGATTATTACATTCCTATAATATCTCACGATGTTTACAGGTACCTCATTAGGTAATGCAGTATTATTGCTAGGTAGTTTCGATAAATCTATTTCATAATACTCCATTCCGGAAGTTGGGTTAAATTCTTCTAATAGCATACCCAATGCCATAGCAGACCTGTTGTTGTCTGTATCTTTTACAGATAATGCGGTAGGTGTGAATTTTACACCTTTCTTGTAAATGGCTACTTTACCGGCCAACTCAGTAAAGTTATCCTCATGCCCTGTTAATTCCTCAATACTGGATAGTGCCCCCATATCGTAGCTAATATCACCATTGGCCTCTTTTAGTGTGATTTGTTGAGTACTTACCAACTCATCAACTAGGTTATAATAAGAAACTATAATAGTACCTTTCATAGTGCTATCAATCGCCACTCTCATATTATCAGACTCGAACACACGTTTTTCTCCATTGTTTATGGATAGTTTGAAATGCGGTTCGCCTGTGAAATCAATATAGGTTGCGCCGTCTTTAGGTTGGACAAAGTTAAGATCTTTAGGAATAAAATTGTTATGGCAATTAGAGAGTTTAATAACTTTCAATAGTACTGTATCCACGCTAGTATCTTCTAGCCAAATACCATTCTCTTTTAAGAATTGAGCTGATTTTTCAGCACTGCCATCCTCACCTTTTGGGCCTCTAGAGCCTTGCTTACCTTCCTCGCCACGTTCACCACGTTGACCATCCTCACCTTTTTCGCCTTTTGGGCCTTTTAACCCCTCGAGTAATTTCAGAGTTGTATCTGTATCAAATTTAATCGTAAAAGTGTTATCCGCCATAATTTAGGCCCCCTTTTTAATCGTGCATTGAAATATCTTGAATAAATGTAATTTTCCCATAGCCTAGTTTGATATGTTCGCTTTCGTTGTAAATAAAAGCATCGTATACAAAATCTCTGCCGTTTACTTTCTTGGCTGCTGATGTAGCGCCGCTCAACGAGAATGTAACATATTTCTCACCAACTTCTGCGGCTAACTCAAATATAACACCCTCATCTGCTCGCTTTCTAATTTTACAAACACCTGTAAACCCTGTGAGTACTCTGTCGCTACCTTCCGGCACTTGATAAGTGAAATTAAAATCTTGTCCGGAGTGTAGCGTGAAATCGTGTTTGACCATAAGCCACCCCTTTGTGTATTAAAACTATCGCCTAATCGCTATGCACAACACAAATAATTCGCCAATGTTAGTAACTACCATGTTGCCATAATTGGTATCGCCACCGGTAATTGTTGCAGAGTAGGCCGCACATCGGTCATTCTTCTCGATTCCGGCATTTACTCCGTGATCATAGCTTTTGTGTGATAAGAATTTTGAGAATTGAATCTTAAAGTCAGTAGGTCGATAATTGAATTGACCTTCATTCGCTTTGAGTTCTTCTCTGCTCCAATTCTTTTTTTGAATGTTGTAACCTACAGGAATGAACGTGCAATCCGCTCGGTTATATCCTTTTGGAACAGGGCAATAATCCCCATGTCGCACTTGGAACACTTGAATATCGAGATTCTTAACCTCAAAACCGGCTTGATAGATTGACTGAGCATCAATCCTTGAACCGGTTATGTTAGCACCTACAATATTGCCATTCTTATCGATTCGGAATGTATTGTTTTCATTCTTGAAGGTGGTTCCTGTGATATCACCACCACGCAAAGAACCTATGTTTGCAGAAATCGAGGATAAGCTATCCACTTGCATATTTCGAGCGGTTACGCTGTTAGCTTGGAGCATCTTGTTGGTGATGATATTGTCATCAAATAAGGCTTGCCCTGTAACGTGGAGTAGTTTGCCATCAATTCGTGTGCCGGCCGGTGTGAGGTTGATTCGGCTTATGAGTTCCTTGCCATCAAGTTTCCCAATGGCTTGCGTAACCTTTAATTCAAAACCTTGTGAGATTTGGGTTATTTGAGAGGTTACATTCCTATTGAGGTCTGACAATGATCGTTGATATGCGTTTGCTTGGCCGATGATTTTGCTGCTCAAACCATTCACATTGGTTTTTACAGTTCCCATCTCGCCCTGTAAGGCCTTAACGGCCCTATCCATATCATCGAGTCCAAGTGATTCCAAATCTAGTAATGCCTTATCGATTTTGGCTTTTACAGTTACATTGATTGCATCTGTTCGAGGGCCTTCGCCAAATATATCAGTAAACGCAACACTTACTGAATACACTCCGGCATCTAATGGAATACTTATCACATTGTTAGGTGTGAAATACACTTTGGAATCGACATATACATTCATGCCTTTGCATCCAACAGGAATTGACTCTGTAGATACCCCAATACCATTCATACTGCCAACTGCTTGCACTTGGCTCGGTTTCTTAGGTTGTGGAACATTATAGGTTACTTCGGAAGGTGCGCCATAGCCTTTTGATGGGTTATGTGCATATAGGTACACTTTACCGCTTCGATTTTTCAACACACCCCTATAGGTTGTGTTATTGCTGCGACCAATCAATCCATCAGTTTGGCCAACCTTCAAATCAAGCCGGAGTTCGTAGAAATCGATATCCGCATTCCTAACCTCTAGCCAATTAAAGTGTGCCATATCGCTAAATGAGATGGAGAATCCTTGCGGTGCGTTTGGCACCTCTGTTTTCATCGCCACAGTAATGGACTTTGTAACCCCTTGCGAAGTGTTGCCATGAGAGTCTTTGACCTTCAATTTCACTTCGTAAGTATGACCTAACTCGCAGCCACTTACTGTGATTTGACCATTACCGGAGCCACCATATTTCCATGTGCCACTCGGCTCACGATACCACAGTTCGACTGTGTCCAAACTATTGATTGGTGGAACATCAAATTGAGCCACCACATCGAATGAAAGGACACCATTGCCAATCTCGTAGTACTTAGTGAAGAGTGTTACATTAGACACTTCCGGAATGTAATAAGGCACTATCGTATATTGATAAGATTGAACCTCATCAAGACCTTGCTCATTACTTCCGAATAAGTTCATGGATGTAAATTTGAGATATATTGTTTTGCCAATATCTTCCTTCCGATACGGATATCGGAATAAAGCCTCATCTACACGAACGAACCTTTCATCCGCATTATGATTGATTGCGTTAGTACCATATTGACCTCGAACCAATCCTTGCAGCGTGTACCAATTATTAGGATGTACTTCAACATTCTCATAGCTGAGAGCCTCGCCATTCACCCAACAGAGTGTGTTGCCACGCTCCGCATCAATGTGAGTGCCACTTTTCAACACACCTTGATTGATGACTACATTGCAGAAGTTACCATTCTGAGCAAAGCCATATTTTGTGCGCCCCATTCGAGCCTGTTGAGAGATATTGCCTATGCGTTGATATGTTTGGTCATTATCAGATACCCACACAGAGCATCCACCCCAACCACTTGGAGCGTTTACCCCCACAAATATCTGATTGCCACCTACATCACCAACTGTTTGGAATATCGCCACATCATTGACACTCGGAGCCTCTTGATTGTAGTCCACGAAAGGTCTTTCATTCTCATGCACGTTGTATTTAGCCGGTGCGTATGTGCCGGCCGGCTTGCCTTCCGCTGTCAGTTCGAGTTGCCCATCGGCTGCCTCGTTTACTGATGTGATCACAACGATTTGATGGTCTAATTGGCATGATTTGTCGGTGAGTGTTACTAAATCACCAACCTCTAATGCACAAAAGGCCCAATCTAATCTGAATGTGTATTGCGTTTTGGCATACAAGCGTTTCATAGCTAGTTGCTCGGCATAATACTGCGCTCGTGCCTTTGTGTAGAGATAATGTGCTGTTTTCTTCGATGCCGGTTTTAATCCGTTCCGTTGAACATCAGCCACTACCTCGAAGGACACAGTTTCCTTCTCATAGCTATTTGCACGATTGATGAACTCAACTGTAGCCTCGTTATAGGCCTCACTCGAATCCTTTCGCTTATACAAGATAAGCTGACCATCAGAGCCGGCAATGAAGTCATCTGCGGTCAAATCATATTGAATTTGGTTCGCCGGTGTCCAATCTCCGATAGGCTTATCGGCTAATGGTACAATCTTCAATCGGTCAGTAGACCAAAAGACCAAACTATTAGTGATTTCCGCAATATCATTGATGACTTGCTGTGCCTTCGCACTCTTTTGATTTGGTGGTGTGCTGATTAGGATATCAGCTGCCTTGCAGTATGCTCGGAAGTTATCAATCCCATCAATCACTACATCAGCGCCAACAGATTGCAGCACATGGACAATGTAATCAGCCGGATTCACATCGACTCCATCGCCTGTTTCTAATAGCTTACCTTGTACCTCGAAATTATACTGAGGAAGGCTCCCTCTATCCCCTAAATCGACTACACCGGCCATGTAAGCCAAGCCACTATAAGGCAATGCCTTATCCGGATGCTTGGATAACATATAAGGCCACGGAGTTTGACCATAATCACCTTTAAAAAGTGTTAGTTCAATTTTCTCATTAGGATATTGGTACACCTCTTTATCTCGCCACACTTTACCGATGCCCTTGATTGGGCCTTCGCATAAGCCAATGGCTGCTGCTACAGTATAAGTGTAGGTAATCTCGGTATGTTTTGAGCCACCGCCCTTGCCTGTCCGTGTTGTGCTTTTGTGTTCGTGTGCTGTGAAATCCTCATAATCAATGATGTTCCCACTCACACGAGTTGTGCCTAGAATTTCCGGCACTACCTCGCCATATGATGCGGTGTTGATTTGGAAATCGGCAATCATATCGGCTCTGTTTGTGGTATTTCTACCCCTACTGAATAAGAACCCCATCTTATTGCTCCTCTCTATATCTATAAACCGCCCTCAAACGAGGTCTGCCCTTCTTGTCGAAGAACAGAGTATCATCTAGTTTCGAGTAAATAACCCCATAATCCACAAAGGCATGAATCACTAGGCCATCACCCACATATATGGCACCATGACTGATGCATCTGCCATATTGATAGAGTAGGAAATCACCTTCCTTGATTGGAGAGGTCATATCCACCTCATCTGCCACTTGCTGAACATATTTGATGTATTTCTCCTCAGAATGATGCAAGTGCCATTCATTAGAATAATTTTCTATTTCAAGCCTATCCGCTCGCATCACACCACTATCAACTAATGCTGCAACGAGCAAATAAGAGCAATCAACACCTACTCCACGAACCATTGTGTTGTTCATGTAAGGAGTGCCTAGCCATTTCTTGGCAGCCTCTGAAATACGCTGCCCAACGCTTAAATTACTCATCGTATGCTCTCCTTCAATGGCACATAAGGTGTTGCCCTATTTCTGCTGAAATTATTGAATTTATTCTTACAGTCATTTGCTGTCTTATCGCATCCGGCAAAGATATAGAATGTATCTCCGACCTTCGGTGCAATTTCGAGCGCACTCATGTAAACGATCACACCATTATCAGACTTTAGAATCTGAGTGGATTGTCCGGCCAATGGGCCTGTTATCCAATCAATACCACCGGCAGCATAATAGCCATTAGCGAATGGCACATCAATGCGAATTGCATTTGTGCCGGCTAATGCTGTAACCTTCCCTTTCTTGCGGTAGTTGTGGATATCAACTCCGCATTCTTTGGAATAGATACTGTAAGGGCATTGAGGATAATATCTGCGATTGGGATATTCGATGTTTAGCTTTTGCACTATGGACTTTACATTCAGTTTTAATGTGAGGCCACCGCCTTGCGATACCTCACACAAACCTGTGAATAGACCAATAACACCGATGATTTTGTTGGCATCATCAAAGAATGCTCGTTTGAGCGTAAACTCTGCACCATCAAAACCACCATTGTGTGCTACCGCCATAATCGGAACACCGCCAATCTTATCTCGTTCATCAGTCGAGATGCTAACAGTCATTTTATCCACACTAACTGTGCTATTAGTGGCAATCTTATCACGCACTATAATTGGGCCATCGCCTTTATAGATTTTAGAATCATAAGACACACTCGCCTCAGATTCAGACCAATAATAAGAAACTCCACTCTTCAATCGCAACTCGTAGAGGTCGCAGCTATTAAAGTGTTTCTCGTTGTTGAGGTGAGTCCTTAGTGCCTCACTAACTTCTTTCATATTTGCTCCCCCTATCGTGTAGTTACTAATTTGAATGATTTGGATTTGTACAGGTTTGTATAGACGTATTCTGCTGTCATATCTCCGCTGAATCGAACGAGCCAATAATATGTGTAGTCGGCTGTGATTACGGAGTTAGGTGCAACTGTTTGACCGGCTGCCAACCTAATCACTCCTTTATCACTAACCGCTCTTATTGGCGAGCCATTAGCATAGAGTTTCAGATTCTCGACATGATACACAGGTTCGAGATAATCACCGAACTTGCGAACAGCTTGCCATGAGCCATCTGAACCCACACCAAGCCGGATGCCCTTTTCGGTGTTATCTTCCGGATCTAGCCACAAAAATGGGATTGTGCCACCCTTCACTTGTGAATAGAACCCCATCAACTCCTTGTATTGTTCCGGAGTTAAAACTTCAAATTCAGTTGTGATGGTGTACTGAGGATAGTTCCATGTGGTCATGGTTCGCACCTTACCACTTCCGGAAGTTTTGACCTTAGTTTCCCACTTCTGTGCTTTGGATGATTTCCACCCTAATGATGTGATATTTGGAAATTTTTTATAATCTGCCATAAATCACCTACCATGTGCCTTCTGTTCCAATAAATTCTCGGTCTTGGTTGACCATGAATTGTCTTAATGCTCTACCGCCACGAGATTCAAGGAACGAGCCGAAACTTTCGGAGTCAATAGCATTCACATTGAATGTGATGCCACCGCTTGCACCTTTACCACCATTTGCATTGCTGATGCCTTCGCCTAATCTGTCGAACACAGTATCAGACAGTGGGATTACAGCCTCTTCATATCTGCCCTCACCAATCTGTGCGATTGTTGGGCCATATGCTAGACCGCCACTCGCCATTTTAGGCATGGATTTTGCATCCATGAAACTGCTAAAACCACCGCTGCTCACAGAGTTCAAGGATGTTGTAGTAGCCAATCCGGCTGCTGTTGCGGCCTGATATGCGGCCATGCCGGCAGTAGAACTCATGCCGAATGTAGCCATCGCCATTTGTTGGGCCAATGTTGCCCATGCCGGTGTTTGAGCCTTAGCTGCTGCAATACTCGTTGTAGTTTGTTGAGATTGTAGCATCTTGCCAAATACAGCCTGTTTCACCTGTGCTGCAATCCATTGAGCCACGCTGTCAGCGATAGTTTTAAGGATTGCCTTGCCCATGTTTTGGAAAGCCTGTGTTACAGACATAGTGCCTTGTAAAAGACCGGAGATGCCTTCTTGCATCTTATCGATGCCGGCACTCATGGCCTCGAACATCACAGCCTGTCCATTCCAATGGCTATCCATCACAGCCTGTTGATATTCTTCCATCAATTGCTTGCGAAGTTCATAGTTTTGTTGCATAGCAATATATTCATTAGTCAATGCGGCTTGTAAGTCCTCGAAGTTTTGTGTCCGCATAGCCTCATCAATCGCCCATTTCTCATCAGCCAATCTTGTATGTTGCTCTAATGCCTTCTGACTGAACTCTTGATTCTTGGCCAAAATCTCAGCATTCACTTGCTCTGTAAAAGCAATTCGACCATCTTCCATCACATCAAAGGCGATGCCTCTTGCTTTGAGAGTGTCGATATAATGTTGCTGTGCCATTTTGTCCAATTTGACAAATTCATCAGTCATATTCGCATAGCGGTCTTGGATTTCATCAATGGCATTCGTATAATCTAATGCCAATTGCATTGCCGGAGATATGGAGCCTGTAGAGTCCTTATCTGCTGTAGCAACAATGAAATCTTTCTGCATATCACGAATCTTGGTTTCGATGGAGCGGAGTTTGGTGAACTCCTCTTGCTTGGCTTTGATTCGCTTATCGGTGTAAACCTCATCAAGAAGTTTTAAATCCTCTTGATAGTTTTTGTTGGCTGCCTTAGATTTTTCGAGTTCCTCACGTTCCTTCTTATATTGCAACTCAATCAATTCCACTTGATTGCCTTGCATTTCTAGGAAGGATTGAAGGATTTTCTCGTGAATCTGTTTGGCCTCTTTGGCAAGATCTTCACCCTTGCCTTTTCCGCCGCCGCCACCGCCTTTGCCACCTTTACCGGAGCCGGCATCGGAACCACCGCCACCGCCACCGCCTACATCAAGACCACCACCGCCGCCATCAAGACCGCTTGTGATTTGACTTGCGATATCAACACCCTTGTTGACGATATCTTGGGCCACATCGGCTGAGATTGTGTCTACTTGTTGGATTGCTGTGAATGTGCCACCGAAGAATTTTGCGACCTTCTCGCCAACGCTGTTGAGTTTAGCGATAAGCCAATTCAAAGCCTCGATGATTTTATTTACACCCCACACAGCGGTGTGAACCACACTCGACCATACAGCGGACATAGTTTCACTAAATCCACCGGCTGCCGCTTTAGATAATCCAAATGCAGCTGCTAATGTGGCCAACAAACCAACAACAATTGGAATAGGGTTAGCCATCAATACCGCATTAAAAACAGCCTGTGCAGCAGATGCCAACAATGTGCCGGTGCGAAGTGCAGCATACAAACCACGCAATATCGATGCACTAGCCGATAAGCCGACCATCAATCCTGTAGTTACTAGAATTGCAACACCTAGCGCTGTCTTTGCAGCTGCCCACGCTTTCGTGGCCGCAGTTGTAACAATAGCCGCTGTTCTATATGCAAGTGTTTTCACAGTTAAAGTGGCTAATATAGTGCTATGTGCAGCTACAATGGCCCTCTGTGCTATAAATGCAGCAGTTACACCAATGATTGCTGCCGCTACAACAGGCATCGATGTTGCAACTAATGTCGCAAAACTTTTGATGATGTTGCCAACTGTAGACACTACCACCTTCATCGAGTTAAATGCTGCAGAAATTAAACCGATGGACACTTGGGCCACCGCTGCAACTCCTCGAATGGCAATGCCAACACCTTCAAATGCAGCCATGAAATCGCTGCTTGATGTAATGCTTGCCAACTGCTCTAAAACAGGTGTGAAGGCTTGAATAAATTGATTCTGAATGCTTTGTCCTATGTCAGCGAATGTCATAGGGATTTCAGCGAATTTCTGATTCGTTTCCTCAGCACTTCCATATAGTGCATTCTTGATGATATCCGCTGTAATAAGACCTTGTGAGGATAGTTCCTTCAATTGACCTACACTCATGCCCATTTCTTGGGCAATAGATTGAGCCAACATCGGAGCATTCTCCATGATGGAACGGAACTCATCGCCTTGCAACTTACCACTCGCCATTGCTTGGGTAAGCTGATACATCGCACTTGTGGCCTCTTCAACGCTTGCACCGGAGATTTTGAATTGTTTATTCAACTGTTCAACGAAGAATATCGCCTCATCATTGGAACTGAATGCATCTTTGGCCAACATATTCAGTTTGGAAACACTATCAGCCATTTCAAGATATCCGCCACGAGATCGTTGAGATGCTGCATAAATTTTATCCATGATTTCCGCAGTTGTTTGCGAACCATCATTGATTAGGTTGATGCGTGAGCGAATCTGTGCCATTTGGTCGGATAAATTAGCCGCCCCAACAGCCAAATCCTTCACCGCTGTGGCTGCTACACCAATGCCGGTGGCTGCTGCTGCAATCTGCAAGCCTTTGCCAACCTTATTCATGGCACCCTGTAAATCTTGCCCAAATACCTTCTGAGCCTTTGCAGAAATTTTATCGAGTTCAGAGGATATATCACCGCCAAGTTTTTGCTTTGCCGCTTGTGAAACCTTATTCAAGGCCCTTTCGGCATTGCTACTATCGGCGCTGATGGTTATTTTGGTTTCAATATCTGCCATTGTCTAAATCTCACCCCCTTCTGCTCTAAATTCTTTGATAAATTGCTCTTCTAGTTGTTTCTTTTCGAGTGCGGTCATTGGATATAGGATATCGATGAAATCCTTCGGCTCTACACCTTTACCCTTAGCCAATTGCGTATTCATAATATTAGCCACCCAAAAGGCTTTGTTTGTGTCTGCTATACGTTGCCTACGCTCATACCCCTTCACCATCTTGTTGAACTCCATAGGCTGCAAGTCCATGAGTTCCCACGGTTTCAACTCTAAAACACTATAAGCAATTTCCTCAGCGTATCGGAGCCATTGAGAAAAAGAGGGGAGCGATTGCTCCCCATCTAGTTTTTTGGATTATTCTCCGACTCAATCGCTAATTTATCAGCATCGGTCATTTCGTTTGGGAACATTTGATAATAGAGTTGAGCGCCAAACACACCACTTGCAATCAAGGCCTTTGTAATAGGCAATTGAATTGCTGCAAGTGTGAGATTTTGCTCCTCATCCTCTAACAGTTCGCCAATCAGTTCCATATATTTATTTGGATTTCTGCCATATTGTTTCATGCCAATCGCATAGCCGGAAATGATGCAGTTGATAGGCCATTGAACCATAGTCAACAACTCACTCACAGGCTTGCCAACAGCGGCCTCAAATTCCATGAGTCGCTGCATATTGAACATAATATATTCGCCATGACCGAATAGATCACAATTAACTTTTTTCATCAGAGTTTCTCCTTAGCGCTAAAAATTTATATCGAACAGAATTATTGGTTAGATGGTCGGTGCCGGTTGCAATTCAGACAATGGGCCAATGCCATTCAATTCGCCTTTGTAAGTTGCTACATCGTCATGTGGCGCACTTACAGACAATTCAGTTACAGATGCAATGCCTGTGAAGAATGTTCTATCCGGATACTCGAACTTGATGTGAACATTATCACCATTCAAGAATGCTTTTTCGAGCAATTTCAAAGATTCTTCTTTAGGCATCAATAATGTTTCGATGCTGAAAGACCATTCCTTCAAGCCGGCAATCGTAGATTTCCAACCACCGGAACCTTTGTGAGATGCATCGATGCTATCAGCTTTTCGAGATAAATCGCCACTACGTTGGCCACCCAATAAAAGCCATTTGGCACCTGTGTTTTCGTTTGTACCTGTATTTAAGTACAACAAATAATTCTTGCCGGCTGTCGGCATATCGGTTGCAGTAGGTACATAAAGTTTGGTTTCTGCCATTAGTAAATTCCCCCATTAGAATTAGATTGTTTTAAATCATACATTCGAGCCTCAAATCGGTACTGTGTGCCAATGCATGGCCTTACAGAACCATTGTCGGCTGTCTTATTGGTACAGCGAATATCTACAATCTGATATCCACTGTCCGGCAATATGCAAATATCCTCATTGAGTTCACCGCACTTGTTTCGGAAATCAATCAAAATAGATTCGATTTCACTCTCCAATTTGCAGATGGCCTCATAAGCAACAGCAAAATCATCGGTATCGCTGCGAACCCAAGTTTCGAGATAGAACTCTTGTTTGAGCATCGCTTGAACTTTGCCATCAATTGGCAGCGTTTCGCCTCGACCTAACAATATAAGACCTTGCTCATCGACTCCGGCATTCATGGGATTTAAGAACCCAAATTCTACCCTTCCGCAAAAGTCAGAGGATTCAATTGCATATTTAATTTTGTTTAGTAGTTCAAGCCACATATTAGCCACCTCTATATAGTGGAATTGTGCGATATCCTACATATTTACTTGGTTGCCCTGTCAACTGTTCAGCAGTCATCTGACCTTCAATCCTTGCAATTCTATCGTTGATATATCGCAATTTCTTGGAATAATAGTCATCATCTTGCCCATTACGATTGTATTGTCCGATGAGCGATGCAGCCTTATTCATAGCGACTTCTCGGTATGCATAAAGCGTAACCAATTCATCAACTACGAATGACCGCACCACATCAGCATTGAGAACTCCCAAGCGTTTAGCCAATACATATAGCCAAGATTCTGCCTTCTCAAAGTCAGATTCACGAATGTTAGGGCCTAACAGTTCATCATTGAACTTCATTTCTTGAAATTGATATAGCATCATCACACCCCTCACAGTTTAAAATGGAGATTGTTTCTGCTAGCGCTTACTTTCACGCTCTCAGCAACATCATTGAGTGCTACACCCACAGCTTTGGAGAATATCCCTCGGATTCTATCTTGTGAGCGGTCTAATGCATCATACAAGAATGGATCCGCAGCAGTTCCCTTGTGATGTACCTTCTTAGCGAACACGAACCCATTGCCACCAACAGGCACCCATCGGAGTGCCTTCTTGGTGTTTGGGAATATATCGTGTTCTTTTGTGCCTTCGTGTACAAAAGGGCCATAAGGTGCAACTTTATTATCGATATAGACTTGCGCAATCTTATCGCTAATTAGTCGCACATCAATGGCTCTCTCCAATTGCCCTGTTCTTGATGTGAATCCATGATTTTCTTGCGCAGTTGATTGCACAACTGTGGCACTAGCCTTCACGGCCTGTGTAAGCTGTTTCTCAAAGATTCCTCGTGTATCCATCTATTTTTTACCGGATTTTTTGGTGCTTTTGCCTTCCTCTACAGGTTCCTCAGCGGATTCCTCTACAGGTTCCTCAGCGGATTCCTCTACAGGTTCCTCGATATTTGGTTGCTCGATTGTTTCAAGCGGTTCCAACACGAAACCTTGTTCGATTAAAGCATCACGCACATAATCATCATCGGTATATTTAACTTCATTTAGTCGGATTAAGCGATATTTCTCCATAGTTACCCCCTGTTATTAAGCGCCAATATTTGCCCATACAGCAGCCAAACGCTCGTTTGGAACCCAAACATCATGGAACTTGCGATAATCCATCGCCCATGCGTTTGCTTTTTGATATGTCATTGGATCAAAGATGCGCATTGTGTCTGTTTTAGAAACGGCGATTGGACTTCTGCGACTCATGATAATCCAGTTCACACCTTTTGCAGCTGTGTCAGCTTTGAAACCACCGGCCTCTTGACCTGTTGTTTTACCATCTTGGAATACGAACGCAGATTTCATGCGGTCGGATGTAACATTGATGATTGGAATATCGTTGTACATTTTTACTCGTGTATTGATTGCACCATGTTGGAAGTTGGACACATCAAGTTTTTTTGCGAATTTTTCATTTGCATTCAACATTTGTTGTGCTTTGTAGGACATGAGAATAACCAAGTCATTAGCATCGCCAATAATGTCAAGGATGTTGTACAAGTCAGCATCTAATTTCTTCAACACATCAGCCTCAGCCGGATTGTATTGAGTTACTTTGTTGGCCTGTTTCGCCAATGCTGTGATTTTGGAGATACGATATGCATCAACTTCCGGAATCACACGAGTGCGTTGGAACTCTGCCATCACTTTTGTTGCATTCGCTACGAAGTTGGATTCGTTCACAGTCATTGCATCCAATGTGAATTGTCGACCACGGTCTTGTGTCATGTTGTAATCTTTGTAGGATAAGGAAACAGTACCTTTGTTATAACCTTCTTCTCGGTCATATGCTGCCAAGCCTTGCATGGACAATGTTGGGATTTTTACTGTATCGCCGCCATCATAAACAACATCGCCGGCATTTACTTCCATAAAGCCTGTTGCTGCTTCCATCACCATTTGTTGGTCTAATACTGTCTGAAAATTCTTTGCTGCCTCAATTGTGTTTAAAGCCATAATTCACCTCATATTGTTTGTAAAATAGATTAGCTTTTTGGCGGTTCTACACCGGCCAATTTAAACATTTCAGCGAGTTGGGAATTGCCACCCATTGCACCACCGCTCGCACCACTTCCGGCTTGTTGGTTGGACTTAACTGCCCATGTTTTTCCCTCTAGGTATGCGGAAGTGCATTCTTCGATTGTGCCGATAGAACCATCTTCCTTTGTGTACCCATAGGAACCATCTTCTTGAACATTAATTTGTGGTGTGATTAGCTTGGCCAATTCTTGTGGATCAATTGCATTCGCTTTTGTTAGTGCTGCAATCGTTTGCGCACTAATTTCGGAATTTGTACGCTTTTCAATCTCTTCAAGCCGAGCTTTCTCGGATTTCTCATTCTTTTCCATGAGAGTTTTCACTTGCTTTTCAAGTGCGATGAACTCCGGACTCTTATCACCTTTGTGTGCCTCGTATTCGTCAACCTTACCCTTTAACTCATCGCGCGCTGTAGTTAGTTCAGTAATGGTTTTCTCGAATTTGAGGCGGTCGGCTTTGGCACCCTCGTTGATGCGAGATATTTCGCCTTTGAAACCTTCAACAAGTTCCTTGCCACCTTCGAGATTTTCAAGTTTGCTGTACAATTCTGCTAAAGTCATGTGTCATTCTCCTTTTCAACATGATTTTCGCCATCTTTCGGCTCCCCTAGTTGATGGCAATATAAAAGGCCTATGAGTTCGCTCTCATAGGCCTGTAGGTCTAAATATTTGATTTTTTGCTAGGCTCACGCAATTGGAATGGTTCATCATTCCAACCCCTCGCCAATGTAGTCCATGATGTTTTGCCCTTAGCCACTAACTTGCGACCTTCGACACCCAACAACTGCTCTTGATGTTGCTCTGATAGAGTATCAATGTAGGCCTTACCGCCTTTTTCAATATTCTCATGTGCAGCATCTATATCCACCTCGAAATCATGCACAGGATGGCATAAGCACATACAATGTGGATGTGCCGGCAATCGTGGGAACTTATCTTTCGGATAGACACCTTTGCCAAGTCCATATAAGTCTGCGTTCGCATAGAAATCGCAGATATCATATCTTGGATGCCTACTCCCTAACTTCCATTTCAAGGCCACTACATCAGGATCATTCATATATCGGCTCATCTGACCATCAGCATATGCCCTCGCATTCTCTGTGCGAGCAATACGCTCGGCATGATATCGAGCCTTCTCTTGAACAGCCACTTGAATTGCCCTGTTTAGGTCAATCGTGTTCCCATCTTCAACTGCTCGTATTACATCAGAATACGCAGCACGAAGGGATGGTGTAGTATTCTGCTCAACTTTCCTTGCTGCTTGCCTAATAGTTCGCTCGAATGCTTGTTGACCTTCCTCATCGTTCCATTTAGGTCGCTTTAGGGATTTTACTTTGTTGATTACTTCCGGCAACTTGGCAAGTGGTATCTTACTACCATAGCCATATCCATCGAATATTGCCCTTGCAGTTTCGATGTTGCTCTTGCCTTGTTTAATTGCCTTCTTAATCTCAGCAGCCACATCGCTCCTCACCTGTGGTGATTTACCGTGTAACCGCTCAGATAATGTCAATTTATCGTGAGTCCACGCCTTCTGCATCGCCATTGAGATTGCCTTAGTCGAATATGGCATCTTCTTTCGCTTTGCCTTGTTAGGGATTAGAACGCTATGGAATCCACGTTCAAAATTATGCACCAAATTAGCCTTTAGAGGTGCCTCTAGCATCTCCATAATAGGAAAGTCCTTATAAGCGGTTTGAACCGCCATATCGACCGAATATCCTAATTCGATTAATTCCTTAACCATCGCCTCAAAGGATTCTAGTGCCTCATTCAGCGTTTGGCTCGTTGTTTTCTTCGCCATCGTCATCACCTAAAGGATTATCAAGGTCGAGTTTTGAGTTTGCCTTATCTTGCTCACGTTCAGCAGCAGACTTCTCAGCCTCACCGATGATGGAGTCCTTAACCTTCTTATCGAGGTTTGGCATATAGCTATCAAGAACTCGTTTCAAGATTTCAATGTCGAATGTCGAGGATTCAAATTCAAGGTCTTTCGCCTGTTGGGCCTGTGTTAGGCTTTCAGTAACATCATTTACCTTAAAATCCCTCGGATATTCGCACTTATAATTCACTTGATCATTGCTCCACAGCTTGTAGAGTTCAATGATATCCTTCTCAGCCTCTTCACATTGCACAGAGAAATCAGATAATCGCTGATTAGTACGCTCGAAATCCCATTGCTTGGCAACACCGCTCTTTGCTTGCTGCACACCGATTACAGAGTCAATGCCGCTCATTCGATACATTTCATTGATGAGTTTATCAATCTGAGCCATCAGCACCTCTGCCGGCCCTTTATCCGGAGCAATGAAATCCGGAGCCTTAGATGATTCCACAGGATATGCGAGCAAGTTATCTGTGCCGATTGTGATATCTTGCAGTCCATTGTGGTCAACAGGCATCGTGAGGATTGAGAATGTTTGGTTGTATAGGATTTGAGAAAGCAATGAACCCAAGTTATACACATGAGCATTTGTTTTGGCAATTGATAGGAACTCCGGTGGCGGCAGCATATCAACCTTGCGTGATGCCCTACCGAACCATTGAACGATTGGGATTCTGCCGATGTTATGCTCACCACTAGCGATGACCTTGCCACCCAACTCCTTAATCACCCAAGAATTAGGTGTCCATGTATGCATCCTTGTGATCTTGGAGCCGTCAGAGTTGAACAGATTGGATGTATAAGAGAAGGATTTCAACTTCCCATTATCATCAAATTCATAGTTCGCCACATTCTTAGGCTCAACAGCTGTCAGATATGGCATATTTCTGCTCGATAAGTTATCGGCTAGTGTTTCACCGAACTCACTCACGTTATCCACAATGATGTACATTACACCATACAACTTGGCCATAGTGGCATTTTGTCTGATAAACTCTTGCAGCGTAGTGCCTTGCCGGTCTACGTTGTGAAGAAACTCCTCGAACATTTGGGATTTGTTGTATTCCCTTTTGATATCATCCTTGAATATCGGATCTACAGAGGCATTTAAGATTGGGCCTGTGTAGTTCAGATAGTAGGCAATACTTCGTCTAAACTGAATTGATTGCGAACTCTCACGAGTGTGGGCCGTGATTGCACTACCATTGGCGAACATCCCACTACCATAATATGCATCGTGTAGCAGTTCATATTCACCACTTCTTGGATTAGAAAATTCTGTTGCCATTCAATATCCTTTCTAATTAATATTAATCCGGCCGCTCTTGATTTGCGGTGCATTAATCTTCTCGGCAATACCTGTTAGGGAATCCGGTGCATCATCATGAGCATTCTTACCTTCCCTTTGGTATTTCATTACATCGCTCGCAAATTGAGGCCATCTATCTCGCCAATTGCGAGGAAAATATATATGATTCATCACCCATGTGGCATTGGATTGAATACGAGCAATCTTATTGCCGCTTTGGTGGAATGCATTTATAGAACATTTGTTTGAGTTATACTTATTGAGCAGTATCTCACGCACATTTCGGCTGAACCCTCGCCCACCATTATTGGACTCGATATCAGCCACATTCACATTGTTGCGATATAGCATATCAGCTACTGCCGGCTCCGTGATTTCCATTGAGTCCTTTGTGTAGATGATATCCAACACATATGCCTCGTTGTTGTACACTCCATATGTGATGCTAGATAGGTAATCGCTGCCGGTGTCTGCTGTATCTGTGTAGTTCTTAATACAGGAGAATACAGGGTTGCCATTCACATCCATAGGCACCTCGTCATATGTGAGGATTTGCGGATATAAACAGCCTTTCAAGTCGATAGGCACTTGCTGATAGTTAGCACTTGCGATATCTTCGCCCATCGCCCTCACCTTAGATTCGTAAGAGGCTTTAGATAAGACTTCCTCGCATAGCATTGAGCCATCATCTTGCAATGCCTTCATTGTGATTACTTTGGCTTTGAATAATGGATCATCCTTTAAATGCTCGATTGCCCTTCCGGCCAAGTCATCAGATGCCCAACGTGTCATGATGATAATTATCTTGCCGCCTTCCTCTAAACGTGAAAGCATCGTATTAGTGAACCAATCCCAATGCCCTTCCTTGATGTTGGCATTATAGGCCTCTTCACTATTCTTGATAATGTCATCGATAATCATAAGCGAACAGCCGAAACCTGTTGCAGTACCGGTTGGCGATGTAGCTAGATAAGAGTTATTTTGACCTTCAATGCTCCACAAATGAGCCTGTGCATCACCTACAGCCACCTTAGTGAATGGGAACACATCCGAGAATACCATGATATTGTCATCAGCCTTCGCCTCTTGAATGGAGTTCCTAACAGATTTACTGAACATTTTTGAAAGTGTTTCATTATATGAGCCTGTCATAATCTTTGCCGATGGATTGTTCCCAATGTGCCACTTGGTCAGCATCTGTGCTGTTCTACTCTTGCCATGTCGAGGTGGCATATTCATGATCAGCACATTATATTCATCGCCCTCTATGAACGATTGCAACTCATTGCATAACTCCACGAGATATGCTCTATCCTTACGATAGAAATCACCGGCCATCAAATGGCAAAAATAAAAGAACTCCCTTCTTGCGAGTTCCTTCTTTGCTGCTTGTATAATTTTTTGTTTATTCATCATCAATCAGCGCCTTTATATCAGCTGTATCGATTCCATCAAACGGATTATTCACTTCAATGTTGGCATCGACCTTCTTAGAATCTCGCCAATTTTCCGGCTTGCGATTCTTTAGCCAAAAGATTAAGGATGTAGGGTTTGGAGCCATCTCCTTTGTTACCCTCTTCACTTCCACAATCTCGCTCTTGCCACTTTCCTCATCATCAATCCTTACACTTGTAACTTCATCATAGCTATATCCTAATGCACTTTTAAGCAATGCATTTTCAACAATGATATCGACTACTTCCTTGCCTCTTTTAATGGCATCATTAAATTTGGGATATTTCTTCTTCCACTCATATAGGGTTCCGATGTGAATGCCTATATTATGAGCAATCTGAACATCAGTTAAGCCATCTCTTGCCCACCCCTCTAATCGCAAAAGGTTATCCCCTTCGAGCCATTCTTGATATCTCGGTTTTCGACCGGCATTCGGATTCTTCTTCCCTTTCATACTCATGCACTCACCCCCATTCATGGAAATATGTAATTGAACGCAAAAATACCCCATATCGGCGGTTGTAACCGATACAGGGTATCTTCGCAGTATGTGTCGTTAAGAAAGTAGGATATAAATGAAACGTGTAATTCACCTATCACCAATAACATTGTAACTCTATTCAAAAGAGGTGTATATGAACACTTTTTGAAAGGTTTCTATTGTATACAATCTTTTATAAGGCATAGGCTCCGAAGAAGTAAATGGCTAAATCCTCAGTTGCTGCATTTAGCCAATTATACACATTCCTTTCGCTAGTGCCACGCTTTTCAGCAATTTCAGATATACTTAGTCTTTCGATATACCTATCATGTACACAATCATAATATGGTCTATCCATTTTGATGCAGTACTCCTTATACACCTTCATCATCTCATCGATGTGGTAAATGATGAGTTCAGTCCTGCGCTTGCTCGCTAGGACTGACTCTATTTGAAGGAATCCCTTGCGATTGAACACTTCATACAGTACCGCTTGCAAGTCAGATGGTGTGAGTGTTTCTTCACTCTTAGCAATGGCATTCATACAATGCTGTTTCATCGCTACATATCCCTCTAACAGCACAACTGTATTCTTGACCGCCTTCTCATTGCGTTTGGCCAACATATCCTCGTTATGCTTACGATATACTTCGATTGCTGTCTGTGTTGCCACCTTCACAATCTTTGATAGTTCTTCATCTGAAATTTTAAATGGTTCCGGTGGTTTATAAAATTCCATGCATTCACCCCCAAATCATATGCACACAAGCAACAAACAGTAAAATCACACCTAATGCAATAAGAATGCTAGCCGCAATATGTGTTATAAGCATAACTGTTAGGCGCTTATTAATTTCTTTCTCTACAGCATAGTGCGCCGCCAATCGTGCTTTTTCTATTCTATGCATTCGGCTGTAATCTGTCGCATCTTTTAGATGCTGATGATCATTGATTTGCTTTTCACTCAAATTCTTCACTTCTAACAAGCACCGCCCTTCCACTCGATTTGATTTTATATAGATGCCTTGCAGCTAGATAGAACTGATTAGGCACTCTATTATTTCTTATCAGCCATTGTCTAACTAATTTATTTAGGCCATCCTCTAGTTCTTTAATTTCCTTATACCCCAATCCGGCAAGTTTCGTGTCATCATCAGTCCAAGATATGATATCTTCCTCGATTTCACTTATCAATGCCCTTGTAGTGTTATGTACTTTTGGCCAAAACTGTCTATATTCCACGAGATAGAATGTTTTCTCCCCTACAGCCTCAGCCATTTTTATTCCCTCTCGTTTCGCTGCTACTATTCCGATAATATGATTATCTTGGCTGAAATCCATTTTAGTCGGATCCATGTGAGGAATATATGTTGTATTCATGGCTTACCGCCTTCCGCCAATCGAATCTCGTGAGCCTTAGCCACCATATTCTCTACAGGATTTTTACAAGACTTGCTCCACGAAGTTCTTCCGCCGGTATATACATATACATCGCCATTTTCATATTTAGCAAAATGCAAACTATACCATATCCCTCCATCATATAACTTTGCATATACAGGTGTATCAGTTGCGACCTTACTCCAATCTGTAATGCCTAGATATTTGCCGATATCAAGAAAATTCGGTTCGTTAAAATCCGGCAATAAATCTGCTATAGCATCAAGTCGATGGTATTTATCACGCAATAATGTAGAACCATCATCTCGCTGTTCCGGTTCTTTCTCCACACCTACATAACCAAATATATCTCCGAGATAAACTATATATTTGATTCCTTTATCGTGTAGTTGTTTAAGCAGCCACTCTCTGCCTTCTCTATTTGATATCATACTAACCCCCTAGATTTGGGCATTCACATTCCCATGTGTAATCACCATATTCATGCACCTCAAAAAGAAGTTCATCGCCATTTGAGTTATACTCAAATTCTTCCGAAAATTCCATGCAACACTCATAACACTTGCCTCTGATATCCAAGTTATATTTCTTTGCAAGTTCTGAATATCCTTGCTTATGAACATTCCACGCATGGTTTATCTTGGCAACAAAAACACCGACACCATTTTCATCTAAATAGATACCACTATTTGAATCGGTAAGATCATTGCTACTGATATATGCTTTTCTCAACGAATTTAAGAAGGTAGACCTTACTAAAATATGCGGAAATAATTCGTTGAACCTCTCATCAAATACCGGATGCGCTCCATTGAACTCAGACCGAATGAAATTAATCAAATTTTCTTTTGGGCCTCTGAACTTAACCCAACCTTCACACCAATTTGCCATTTATATCACCTCTATTTCAAATGTACTTGCAGCAATCTTTCGACTTTTCTCAGATGAGGGATAGGATTATTTACATATATGATGGAGATGATATCACTCGCCTCGAATACTCTGTATATATCACGCTCTTTTAATCTTATGAACGTGCGATAATGCCTTTCATCGGCTATCATCTTGGCATATTCCACAGCGACCTTCAATCGGTCATTATCTATCCCATCGATACAAGTCAAAGTCAGTTCCGGCTTTCCAACAGGAACATCTCTGATCATGAACTCTTCGATACCATATTTCCATAAATCGCTAACACTCAGCATCACGCATCACATCCAATCACAGCGCAAGATGCAGCAGCCACACCGCCGGAAATCACCATCACAGAGAATGACCGGCACACAGCCTCAAATCCAACTCCAAACAATCCTATCAGCCACAACATGATTGCAATGCACATTGATGCAAATGCAATTAGAGATATAATCATAGCTATCGCACATAAAGCCGCTGCCAAATCTTTCATATATTACCTCTTTCTACCGCCATAATATGCTTACCTATTTCAGCCACAACATTCACGCTTACAGCGTTGCCGGCCTGCTTGTATAATTGCGAATTGCTATTCACAGCAGCAGCCTTATCGAATTGCTCATCTGTGAACCCTTGCAATCTCCAACATTCTCTCGGAGTCAATTTCCGGATATACACCTTTGAGCCATCATCTAGCACCACACCGAGATTGTCGCTAGTAGTTAAAGTGTTGGCTCGTTGAGGTTGCACTCGGTCCCTTCTTGTTTCACTATTCGGATATGCTAGGTCTACACCATCGCCATGATATGCCATTGCATAACCCTGTTTATTGGCTGTTTTAATCAAAAGTCCATGGCGGTCTTGACCGGTTAAAGTGAAGGCCGGTTCGCCAACTTCCTTCAACCTTCTTCCGTTTTGTCTTTTCTCCAATCTATCCGGAGTCAAACACGCTTGAACACTTACATCGCTGAATTGATATAAACCTGTTTTGGCACCCATGCCACCACCTAATGCAGATAATGTGCAGCTTACACCACTCGGATCATACACTCGCATCCCTTGTGAACCACCTATAACTTGCTTAATAACTGCATCGTTTTTTCTGGGGATAGGAAGTAACTCTCTTCCACCTGTTTCTCCAAGATATCCAACAAGGTAGACGCGCTCCCTGTTTTGTGGGAGTCCATAGTCTTTGGTATTGTAAACTTTCCATTCGCAAGTGTACCCTCTTTCGGCCATTTCACAGAGAACTGTATAGAATCCATATCCTCGGTCAATAGAGAGTAAATTCTTAACATTTTCAACGATAAGCCATTTGGGTTTATCGTTTTCTTTCTCATCAAGGAGCCGCATGATTTCAAAAAACAATCCACTTCTTGTGCCTCGTTTGATGCCTCGCTGCTTTCCGGCAATACTAACATCTTGGCATGGGAATCCGAATGCCCACACATCGGCTCTTGGCAATTCACTTCCTCGCACTTTTCTAACATCATCACTAAACCACATCCCTTCCGTGTTATATATTTCTCTGTAACTCTTTTGAGCGAACTTATCAAATTCGCACCACCCAACACATTCCATGCCGGCCTGTTCTAATCCGCTGTGGAATCCACCGATTCCACTAAAAAAATCAATAAATTTCATATATCCCCTCTAGTACAATTTTCTATATTTAAACCTTCGAGCAATCCGCCCATCTTTATGTTTCATATAAGCGACCATATCGCCATCGAAGTTCTTGATAACTCGTTGTGCTGCGATATATTCGCTATATTGGATATAGGCATCACATTTGCCATGACACCCAACTTCTCTAAACTCGCAATCCTTACATGGTGATTTTGACATATATCATTCACCATCACTCTCCAATTGCTCGATTTTATCCAATAAATCAAATACCTCATCACTTGTTAAATATCCAATCACATCATCTGTGATTGGTGTGTTATAACAAAGTTCATCATGATGCAATACCGCCAATTCATAAGGATGTGCATCATCACAATAAGCAATTCCACCGGTAATTACAGAGGCGCCATATCCGTTATCAAACTTGAACCGCCATCGCTCTCCGTTATCTATCTGTTTATGTTCATATAGTCCATTATGTGCTTGAAAATCTTTGTATTCTTTCATTTTTTCCGGTACTTCCCTACATTCAATAAGGCACATTGATGGTGGTATAGTAACAAGATTGCCTGTGTGATCATCGATAAAAGCAATCACTTTTGTTCTTCCAAGAGCAACATTTTCAAGTGCTGTTTTATAATTTTCCATTTCAGAGCCACCGCCACGAGCAAATGTACTTGTACAATAATCTTTTCCGGCTCCGTGGAGCATAACTTCTATTTCTAACATTCCGAACCTCTACTTTCCGGTGCTACCGAATCCACCTTTTCTGCACTCCTTGATATCATCCGCATCATTTACAGTTGTGCCATATGGTGTGAATATCCCTTGAACTAATCTTTCGCCTTCCTTCACATGGAATGGAACCTTGCCCATATTAATGAGAGGAATCATGATGTGTCCTTCGTTCTTTTCGTTGTTGTAATAGTCTGCATCGATGATGCCTTGACCATGAATGAGGCAAACCTTATTGTTGATTGCTACGCTGCTGCGCATATGTAATCCGAGATACTTATCACTATCGATTTGGCATTTCAGTCCTGTAGGCACTAGCACCACATCGAATGGATTTATCACCATGCTTGTTGCAGCACAGATATCATATCCGGCACTTAATTCGCTTTTTCGAGTCGGCAATTCAATGCCTTTATGTTTATAATCCTCTACAACTTCAAATTTGTTCATTTTTCCGTTTCATCTCCCTATTTCTAGTTACTAACTTATTGCCACACGCTCTGCCACAGGTCAGCTTTGTGGATGACTTATAAGGAACATCAAACACCGCTCCACATATTACACAATGGCGAGTGGTAAAAGGGATAATATCCCCTTTTCTGTTGTTGAATTTGTATCTAACCGGTGTGAGATGCGTTTCAGTCATTGGTGTGTCATTCCACACCGGTAAATCTTCCAAGAAGTTTGGAATCTTATTCCTAAAACGATCATGCACCGCTTTTCCGGTTGTAATAGTCGTGTGTGTGGTTTCCTTTCCTCTAATCCTCAACAACTACCATGAGGCGCTTTCTGAGGTCGATTTCATTGACATATATCTCTTGCACTCCGTTGATATCGTGGACTTCCGGACAATCGATGCTGAGATAATCATTCAAATCTCTTTCAATTTCTTCCGATTTACATTGTGCAACCTCTAGTGATTCGGCACGAACCACAACATCAACATCGAGTGTGCCTCTGTATCTAATACGAAATTCATTCATAACTTGAATCCCTTCTTTCTGTAATCCAAATATGATATAGAGGTGGGATATCGTTTCTTCTTCGATATCCCCTTTTTCTTCGGCTTGCTCACCTTCGGCTTTTTGGTGGTGTCGCACCTTCTTGCCTTTAGCTGATGCAATACACTTTCATCGCTCGCTGCATTGATAGTAATCTCTACACGAGGGTTTTCTTTGTCAAACCCCACAATATGTGAGCCATTATAGTCGGAAATCCACATATCATCTGAGATTATCGCTGCATCTTGCAGAATGTCGCTTGTAGCTTGCAGTAATCCAACGAGATCCGGCCAATTTTTCCAATCTGCTAAATAGTAGCGGCAACAGATTGAAATAGGCCCATCATAGGACTTCACTAGGTTAAGATTGTTTAGTTGCTCTAACGCTTTTTTTTGATAACTTGAAAATGCTTTTGATGGTATGAGTTTCATGTTATTGTCAACCTTAACGATTCGACTTCCGTTCTTTTTGGTTCGTGGTGAACCATAAATTACTACTTCCACATTGCACCTCTATATTTCTGCTTTAATTTTCTAATTCTATACCCCAAATTTAACCGCTGAGGCTTGTCTAACATTTCCCTCGATAGAATTATCGTGAAAATTTAAAACTTGCCTTATAGAGCGTTTAAATCAATTGAGCGGTTTATCCACCCCCTCGCCGAACTCACCGGTGATTTTAGCGAATGTTTTATCAAGTGTCTCCATGCCATCGACACCGGCCTTCGCTGCGGTGAATCCAATCACCATTGCATCGAAGAATTGTTTCTTATCTGAATTATCAATCATTGATTCAAATATCACCTGTGTGGCTGCTGCGCATAATGCTGTAGCAACTGACTCAGCACTTTGCCACTCGCCTTCCTTATATTTAATTCTGAGATTGTGATTCTTTTCTTTGATTTTGATTTTTCTCATCTGTGGGATGCTCCTTTGAATATTGCCTCTTCATATTCACCTCTGAAGCGGTCATAAATTCGTTGGCTGTAATGATCTTTAGTCCAACCATCGCTGTAATTCGTTGTCAATACAATGGGTTTCATCCGGTTGCAGCGGTCTATGATGATAGACTCAACCTTTGCTGACACCCATTCGGATTTGGAGTATTCTGCCCCAAAATCATCGAGTAGCAGCAGCGGAATATTTCTCAATTTTTGCTCATAGTTCATGAATGCCACGTTATCGCCTTTTGATAACGTGAGCATATTATCCAAGAGGTTTGGCATCGAAATCATCATTCCGCCTTTGCCCATGTCAATCGCTCTTTTTAACACACTCACCGCAATTGATGTTTTTCCTGTACCGGCCGGCCCTCTGAGGATTAACCCCTTTCCGAAATCAATATTGTATTTGAGGTTATCCGCATAGGCTTTCACGATTGCATATGCCTCTTTATTTTCTGCCGGAAATGTTCCATGTTCACGCAGCCAATCGAATGACATGGATGCATATCGCTTTGGGATGCCGGCAAGGTCATAGGCTCTTGATTTTTCATCACGAACCACTATCGGACTTTCATAAATTGGATGAAAGAACTCATATTTAGGTGGCTCCGTGAACCCTCGCTGATTCTTTATCCCAATCGACTTGTTCATCTTTTTTCGCAGATTTTCGATCATCTGCGTAGGATTGTATTTTTCTATTTTTCAACACCCCTTCAATGTATTTCACATTGGTTGTGCCTTTGTTCTTAGCCACTTCCAATGCACTCAATACTTCATCAACTCCATATTCAAGAACCAAACTTTCTAAAACTTCCATCAAATAAGAAGAGATATCACCAAAGTTATTAATCCAATTATTGAATACAGGCTGCATGAAACTCTTTTCTTTACTTTTATTTTCTTTACTTTTATTTTCTTTACTTTTATTTTCTTTACTTTCTATTTCCTTTTCTTTTCTTTTCTTTACTTTACTTTGTGGGATTATCGCACTCATTTTTTGAGTTTCTGTAGACATTATGTCTGCATTAACTGAGTTATTGTAATCATCATGTAAACAATAACATTGCAATAACGTGGGTTTCTTCCGCCTTTCGGTGATTTTTGTATACCTACTCTGTATACCTTTTGATGTTAAAATTTGATATTTTTCAAACATTTCCATCGAGAAAAAATCAACCTCACACGCTTTTTGGATAATCGCACTTACCTCTTCGACACTCATCATCGTGTCAAATGCGATGAGATTTATCTCATCATCTGTGGCTTTCATGAAGTACCCCTCATCCTTGTAGATATTGGATAGGATGTATATAAGCACCGCTATCGCTTGGGATTTGTGCGCCACCATTATCTTGCGAACTTTTATATCAGCTAAAAAGCCAACATCGAGTGGGAAATAATCCACACCTTTAGAGATAGGGCGAGCCATTAAAACCACCTTCCTAGAACTTTACATATTCTTTAGATCTGCCCATCTTCAAATATCCGATTTGAAGAGCATAATCAATCATGCTTTTTACATCGTTGGCCGGCACCTTTGTGCGTTTCTCGGTTAGTACGAAAAACAACGGATTATAAGGGATTGGTGAACCATTTGACTTCAACGCATTCGCCTTGATGGAATCCTTCACAGTAACCCATGCCACTCCAAACTGTTGCAGCATCTTATCTTCATTGTTCATCTTTCACCTCGTCATTTCCGATTAATTCATTCAATGTTGCCACTTCTGTATTGCAGCAAGTACAAACAAAGCAATAGATGGAATATAGTTCATCGATAATTGGTTGCTTAGATTGGTAAGCACCATTTTCTTTTGCAAGTGCCTTGATTCGCATCAATAACACCGCTTTTACTGTTACATCGAACTCATGATTCATTTTGATATCCTTTCTTTTAACACTTTCATCACTTCTGCTGCTTGTGGGCCATGTGCCATCTCGTGGCATTCCCTACACAAACAAGCTAGATTATCAAGATTCGACAAACCACCTCGGCCACGGAACAGGATATGATGCACTTCTGATGCCATCGCACCGCACAGCACACATAATCCTTGATCACGTTCAATGGCCTGTGGTCTAGTCTTTTTATATAAGGCCTCATCAGCCTTCTTTCGGCTGTTCATCTTCCCACCTATCAAGGAGTGAATTGATATAGCTGCTATCCTCTAGTGCTATGCCTAACTGATTGCACTCTGTAACCAAGCTATCAATCAGCCTTGCCATCTGCTTAGTGTCATATGACGAGGAACCCATATATAGGAATAGGACTGTGGTTCCTTCGATTTTGGCACTTTCGCCCATATCTTCGGCGAACCACCCCAATCCGTTCCGGCTCCATCTATCTATGATTTTCTGTTTAGCACTTGGCAGCACCAACACTCGCTCAAATACACCGCATTCCCTTATGGCTCGTTTATATACATCGACCTTCGATATATAGCCATTTTTAGATAGTTCCTTTGCGATTTTCTCGCATAGAACCCAACAGAATGCATTGGCATTTAAGCTGCGAGATTTTGACTTCTTCTTAATTTCGATGGAGTACTCAACATCCTTATCGATTTCAGCGAGTTCATTATCTCTTGGAGCCGGCATCATCACCATTACTCCGATAGGGGATTTAAAGGTTTCAATTCCCTTTGTAATCCATTTCATTAGTAGCTATTCACCCAAGCCTTTAACTGTTGAATTTCACTCAAATCTAGTTGAGTGCTAATTTTATTGAATGTAGCCTTCGTGTATTTGGCCAAATCGGATTTCTCAATGCCTTTTGCTGTTGCTAACTCAACAACTTCATTCAAGGCTTGAATTGTAACCTCGGACACATTATTGGAGTTGCCATCGTCATCCTCTTCCCACGCAACTCCGAGGATTGAAGATAGGCTATATCTTCGGCCATACGTTACAACGCTGCCGACACCTTGCGGATCTTTCTTCACTAATGGCAATGTGAAAGGCTCTGCCTCAATCCACTCGCCACTTTCGTGCAATAATCGTGTAGTTACAGTTACATTTCCTTCTGAGGTTTCCGGAATTTGTAAGAACGAGATGCCATTCTTCGCCAAGATAGGGCGAACTGCTTGCAGTAACGCATCAAGCGTTACATATTTAGCTTTTAGAAACGCATTCTCTTTTGTGCGTTCAGGATCCGACACCTCTGCTTGGAACTTAGCTAATGCCTTTGAGATTTCAATAAGTGATTCACTATGTTTCATTAGATTCTGCTCCATTCCACACCGATTTTATTCAAAGTATCTTCGATGATTTTTCGTTGAGATTCAGTCGCTTTCACCACATATGTTGTGCGGATAGTTTCTTCAACTTCCTCAAATTTCATAGGTTTTTGTTGGAGTGGAAGTTCTACCTCTACAGGTGCCAATTTCTCCACATCGATTGTGTGGGCCTTAGCAGCTTGCATCTCAATCTCTAATCGTTTATCAAACTCATCACTTAGATATCCATCTAATTCAGAGATGGAAACATTCATTACTTTGTGAGCCACATCATCAAATGTGATTGGTGTATTCAATTCATATTGTGAGTTGAATAAATCAATCTTTAATTTGACCATTTCTTCCTTCTCCGCTCGCATTTTTGCAAGTTCATCATCGTTATTTTGCTGCGTTAAGAGTTCATTCATTGCGGAGTCAATGGCACTTGCTGTGGCATCAATTTTGGCTGTTTTGTTTTGCCACCATTTTGGATCAGCCACAAACCGATTGCGATATTCCTCACGAATACCAAGAGCCTCGAACTTATCTCGAATCATATTCATTACTAATTCTTTGCGTTTCTCGGTTTCGATATTCTCGAACTCTTGAATCTGATTGGATATTGGAGCCTCTACTCGGCTTACAACAGCAAGCACCTGTTCGAGTTCCGCCGAAAAGACATCGTAAGGTTCTTTTAACAATCGTTTTTGCTCAGTTCCAAATCGCTGCAAGTGTGTGCGAACGCTTACAATCTCACGAAGGACACCCTTCATCTCTTTTAAGTTGTCTTGTGTTACTACAAGACCGTTATATTTTTCTAGTTTCTCCTCTAAATATTTGGAGATTTCCTCATTGTTCCATACCGCTCTGCCTACAGATTGAATCAATTGAGGCTCTACATTTTTAACTACTTGAATATCAGTCATTTCCATGTGTGTGGTTTCCTTTCTTTACAGTTTGTATTAAATGACTTAAAATATAGGTGTGTGGTTGCCTTTCTTGTAATTCGCAAGAAGGCTGAGTGCTATTTCTCCTTTGAGAAATGGCACTTTTTTATTTTGTGATGAATATCACCAAATTAATAACAGCAACAGCCATTGTGATAGTGAAGATTGTGGCTGCCAATATATTGATAACTTTATCTACCATAAGCGAATATATTCCCCTGTAACCCACCAATAAGAGATGCCGAAGAATAAAAACAGCGTGAATGCTGTGAATACTAGCATTTCAAATGTGCTTGGCTCGTTATTGCGCAACGCTCTTCGTTTTGCACGTTTCTCCGCTGCTCTTAATCTGTGAATCCTCATTTTTCCTCTCTTTCCATTCCTCGAAATCAGCTAGATTCTGAGGATTTTTATAAAACTCATATATTGCATCTATTAATAGGTTCATGCGATATCCTTGCACACCGCATCAATGCCTCGGCTTTTCATGATTTCGTGGATCATTAATCTGCCTTTTTGAGTCCACTTTGTGGTGATTTTAGAATCCAATCGGCCATCTGAACGTGTGAATGTGAATGTTTCACTTTTGGTGTAACCTTTGCCCATTTGATTTTTATATAGAATCCATTGGCCACCCACGCTGCGTTGAATCTTCTCTTCTTCAAGAATTTTATTCAAGGCTCTTGCTGTGATATCGTAATCAGCGGCAATCTGCGTTATTGTCAACGCACTTGTGCTGCTTAGGATTTCATCGACATAATCTCTGATTGGCTTAAACTCAGAAATCTGCTGTTCCTGTGCAGCAATCAACACCTTTTGCTCATTAATCACCATATTGGCGATTTTCAAGGCTCTCCCCATCACCTTCTCCGGTGAGTTCCACTCACGTTCGACTTGGATGAAGTATTCCCTTGCTTGTTTGCCCTTCTCGTTTCGAGCGAGCATACATAATTGTTTAGCCATCTCGATGCTGAGATTGTGGTCAGTTTGTTTTGTTGCGTTGCCTTGTGCTGTTACTCTTTTTTGAGTAATAGGTGTGTAATCAACATTTTCAATAAATCCGTATTCACACATTCTTTTGAACCAATCATTATAACGAGTGCTGATTTCCAAGAATTGGTGAAGATCTCGACCGCTTACAAATTGCAAATCTGTCGGTGTAGTTTGAATTGGGATTAAATTCATATATTATTCTCCTTACTTTACTAATCAGTAGTGCTACATCAATTCTGTAATGGACACATTAAAGCATTCAGCTAACTTTTTGAGGCTGTTCACATTCGCTGAGTTTTTACCTCGTAACCATTGACCGACAGCCGCTTGGGATAAACCGGTTCTTTTGGCTACTGCATAAGCACTCATATTTTGCTCGTGCATCAATTCTTTAATTCGTTCCAAATTCATTGCTTTATCACCTTCCTTTTGGTAGAATGAAATTACTAAACTTTTACTTAGCAAATAATAGCATTTGCATTGCTATGTTTTTGCGTTGCTCTGTGATTACATATTACAACGCAAATGCTACTATGTCCAATTAACAGTTTATAAAAATAATTATTTTTTCTTAAACAGAATAAGGTGAGCATATGGCATTCGATACTATATTTGAAATCATGAAGGAACGAGGCCTTACAGCTTATAGAGTTTCAAAAGATACAGGTATCTCACAGGCCTCTATAGCGGATTGGCGAAAAGGTCGCTCAAAACCTAAAATTGATAAACTCAAAATATTAGCTGAGTATTTTGGTGTATCATTGGCATCGCTAACAGGGGAAAGCAACGAGATTGATGATACTCAACAAATACAAGCACTAAATGGGTATTATGTAGACAAAGAAACGGCCGAATATGCTGAAATGTTGCGTACTCGTCCAAGTGCTAGACTTCTATTCTCTGCTGCGAAAGATATATCAAAAGAGGATATGCAAAAGGCGGTCGAGTATATTGAGTTTTTAAAATCTAAAAATAAATAATGGCACCCATCAAAGCGTGGGTACCATAAAATAAGGAAATAGGGAGTGTGTTGTATTGGTAGTAAACATAATTTACTGCGATTTACCATGTGTTAAGGCCGTATCAGAAGAAACGGAAGATATAGATACTCATAACATCTATATAAATAAAAATCTCCCTCATGGTCGCATGAGAGAGGAAATTAAACATGAATTAATGCATATTATTAATGATGATTTTTACTTGGATGAACACGTGAATCTTGTTGAAGAAATGGTTCGTAGGTCAGATATAAACGATTCAGAATTGGAGAACATCGACTTTTATCATCATTTTAATGTGTAATCATAAATAAGGGGAGAAACTATGAAAAAGTTAATTATTGCGACTGCATTCGCATTATGCACGTTATCGGCGCAAGCTGTAACATTACAAGATTTAGGTGATTATAATAGATATACTCAGTTGCCTAATGCTATGAATGAACTCCAATTCATGCCGATTGATGTGCAAGTGATACATTCAGATGATAATAATAAGCTAGAAATTATCACACCTATATATAGCTATATGCAAACACATAGGAATTTTGTTATAACCGAATTTGTAAAGCATTATTACTATGATTTCACCAATCGAAGTATTGTATTAGAAATTGCCGAAACTAACCTTATCGATGGTCGTAATGGTAAAACATTAAGAAATGGCAAGCACAAACCACCGAAACGAGTTGAGTTACAACAAAATACATATGGTTATTTAGAGGCCATGATCGCACTAGGTAACGCACAACGTGTTGGCAAATTTACACCACCAACTGCAAAATAAAAATAGCCCCCTATCAAGGGGGCTATACTTATACAATTTGAAAGGAAACCACACAATGAATAATTTGAAAGCTGTGATATACGCTAGATACTCATCGGATAAGCAACGAGATGAATCTATCGAAGGGCAGATTCGTGAATGCAGAGCCTTTGCAGAGCGTGAAGGCATCATTATAACAGGCATCTACACAGATAAGGCCCTATCCGCTCGCACAGTCAATCGACCGGAGTTCCTTCAAATGATAGAGGATTCAAAGAAACACCTATTTGATTATGTGCTAGTCTATCAGCTAGACAGATTCAGCCGCAGCAGAGAGGATAGTGCTGTATATAAAGCTATATTAAAGAAAAATGGTGTTAAGGTAGTAAGTGCGAAGGAGAATATCACCAATGATCCGGCCGGCATCATCTTGGAATCCGTACTCGAAGGCATGGCAGAATATTACTCGGCCGAACTATCTCAGAAGGTTAAACGAGGAATGACAGATAATGCCCTTCAAGGGAAGGTCAATGGCACACCTACCCCTTTGGGTTATGATAAGACCGAGGATAAAAGGCTCATCATCAACGAGCGTGAGGCTCGTATTGTGCGAACTATATTCGACCTTTACATCAAAGGCCACTCCATCCCCTCTATATGCTCACACTTAAACTCTAAAGGGTATTTATCCAAGCATGGCTCCAAATTCTCATATGCTGTAGTTAGACGGATTTTGAGTAACGAGAAATATATCGGCACGATGCGATGGAATGATATCGTCATCGAGGATGCTATCCCTTTCATCGTATCAAAGGAAATATTCGATAAAGTTCAGCAACAAAAAGGCCATAGAATTAAGAAAAAGGGTGCTAGGAGCGAGTTTTATAATTTATGCGGTAAATTATATTGTGGTAAATGTGGCGGCCATTACACAGGCAATACAGCCACATCACACACAGGAGCCAAGCATCACTATTACAGCTGCACAAATAGGCGAAAATATAAAACTTGTACAGGCAAGAACATCAAGCGTGATATTTTAGAGGATATCATCATCAATCAGACTATTCATATCTTAAATGAACCCAACACCATCGCTCAATTGACCAAAATGGCCACAGAGGCAAGCAACACGATGCTAGGTGATGCGGAACTCGAATTGAAACGCATTGATGCTCGTATCAAGGAACTGCAATCCGAATTAGAGAATTATATGAAGGCCATTGCAAATGGATTCATATCTGACACACTACAAACACAAATCGAGAATGCAGAGGCAGAACTTCAAGACCACATGACACGCAAGACGAACCATGAAATCAAGGCACATCCTATAAAACTAACAGCAGAGCATATTGAGTTTTTCCTCTACAAAATGGCAAAAGAAAACCCTACCACCAATACAGGCAGAGCGAGGATTCTCGACACGTTCATTCACTCTGCGACCATATATGATGATAGGGTTGAAATAACCTTCAATTACAACAATGACCTACCCCAATTTAAAGGACAGGTCATTGATGGTTCGTTTTCAGTTAGTGTGGTGGACCACCAGGGGTTCGAACCCTGGACACCCTGATTAAGAGTCAGGTGCTC